CAAAGAGTCAAAGGCTTCGTGTTCAACATCATCACACGATGCAATCTTAATGAGCATCGTGGCTTCGGTGACCTCTGCGCTTTTAGCAAAGTAGATGCATTTATTTGGGCCCTTGTGTGTATTTATTAGACCATCGTGAATGAACCTCTCAACGAGATTGTTGCCGGAACCTGCATCAATCTCAAACGTACCTGTCCTACGAACAGTCGTTAAGATATGTGCCACCCACTTTTGGAATGGCCGTGCGATAGGGTCCTTTGACATCAGAAGCCTTTCGACATCGGGACCGAGGCCAAACATGGCCATTTTTGCTTCTAAGCTACATAGTCGTCCTTGTCTTTAAGTGGTGATAAGTGAACAACGACTACCTCATCAAGCATCGCACATTCACCGCCTAGATACTCTCAATAAACTGCCAGCCCAATTCCTCGCAAATCTTCTTCCAGACCTGATCTTGCTGGTGCAGCTTTTCGCGGCTCTTGAGGAGGTGGAAGTACTTAAGGTACTCGTCTTTCTCGAGGAGCTGACAGAGCTTATACAGGACGTATGCGTACGACAGGAAGTTCTTACGGTGGAGCGGGCAGTGCTTGAGGAACGGCGCCTGGATCTCTTTGAACATGGAGCGCAGTTTCTCCTCGAGCTCTTGGCTGAACTTGGGGGCCGGGATGCCATTGATGCGGTAGACGATGTAAACGATGTGCTCGTAGTAGCGGGTCAGCTGCAGCTTCTTAAGGATCTCGCGCATCTTTGAGAATTTGAGACGTGTCATGTCGAGCTTCTCCTTCTTTACCTCTGCCAGAATGCGCTCGAAGATCTCGTCGCTGATCTCGGTGCTCTCTTGGCCTTGGCATTGCGAGAGCCATTCGTTGAAGTGGTTGATGCGCTTATACGAATAGTGGCTCGTCTCCTTCGTCGGCTGACGATGAATGGGCTTGTTTTGTTCGACCAACATGAGCTCTTGGTGGCCGCACTCCGAGCAAACCATGATGCCTTCTTGTAAAAGTGTGACCATGGGCAGTTTGCATTTGTCGCAATCGCCTATGGTCGATGCAGACGGATCGGGCGGCCGCACAAACATGGGGTCCACAAAGGCCAGGTAGCGCTCCACCAGGGCGCGTTTGTCCCTGGGGGGCGGGGCGGCCGAGGTGGAGGCAGCGGTGGAAGTTGTAGACACTGAGGCAGAGGCCGAGGCGGACGGTGCAATGCCGAGCCATCCTCCTGTGGCGGTCCCACCGGTAACCTTCGGGTTTGATTCGGCGTCGGTTTCGGAGGCTTGTGGGGCGCCTGACGGAGCGGCTGACGGGGCGCCTGACGGGGCGACTGGGGCGCAAGAAGGCGCCGAGGCACCGGCAAGAATCTCGAGGATGCTGCGCGTTGGGATGGGCATGCCGTGCTTCTTGCGGCCACGCAAGGGCCGCTGGGGCGGGGGCGGCGGTGGGAGGGTGAGTGCGTCTGCTGAGAGCTTGTCTTGATCGGACAGCAGGTTGTAGTACTCGAACAAGATGTCCCCTGTGTTTTCGTAGTAATCGATCTCCTCTTGCATGACCTCCACGCTGGTGATGGAGCGGTCGATGCTCATGTAGTTGTCTTGCCAGTAGAGGTTGCTCGTCCATGCAAGGGCAATTGCACTGGTGTCGGTCTGCAGGGCGCCGTTTTGCAAGGCGCCTTCGTTCTGCAGGGCGAGCACTTGGGCCTTCCATGACTGGGCCTGCTGGAGGGCATGATCGCGGCAGCGGCGCTGTTCGTCCAGGGCGGTGGCCTTGCTCGAGATGCGTTCCACAAAGAGCTGGTGGCGGGCATCGAGGGTGATCTCTTTGGAGGTGTCGGTGGAGGGGAGCCGTTTCTTACCTGACTTCTCTTTGAGCATAGAGGTGGTGGGGTGCCTTGGATGCCTTGGCTGCCTTGGGGCCCTCGGTCCCTCGGTCCCTCGGTCCCTGAATCCATTCATTGGTCGTTGTAGGCCTTAAGCCAAGGGAGCCCGAACGCCCGAACGCCCCGGCCGGCCCGGCGGCGCCCCGTTTTTTTTCTTTGCATAGAGTACAACCAAATCTTTGTGTTCTTTGTCCTAAAATGGGCGGCGGTCTTCTACAGCTAGTTGCTTACGGCGCTCAGGACGCCTACCTAACGGGTAACCCCCAGATCACCTTCTGGAAGGTGGTCTACCGCCGCCACACCAACTTCTCGATGGAGTCCATCGAGCAGTCGATCAACGGCAACGCCGGCTACAACAAGCGCATCACGGCCCAGATCTCCCGCAACGGTGACCTGATCCACAAGATGTACCTCGAGATGACCTTCTCGGCGGTCGTCGGTGCGTCCGGCGCCGCCACCGATGGCTTCGTCGACTACCGTGGCCTAGCCGCCATCAAGTACGTTGAGCTTGAGATCGGTGGCCAGAAGATCGACAAGCAGTACGGCGACTGGATGCTGATCTGGAACGAGCTGTCCCTGCCCACCGGCAAGGAGGCCGGCTGGACCAAGATGGTGGGTGGCACCGACAACGCCGCCGCCGCCGTGTGCTACGTGCCCCTTGAGTTCTGGTTCTGCCGCAACCCGGGGCTAGCGCTGCCGCTGATTGCCCTGCAGTACCACGACGTCAAGGTCAACATCGAGTTCGAGTCGAAGACCGAGGTTGTCACTGGCACCTACACCAGCGGCGGTGACCTAACCGACGTAAAAATTTGGGTCGATTATGTGTTTCTAGACACGGACGAGCGTCGGCGCTTCAGCCAGATGAGTCACGAATATCTAATTACTCAACTTCAGTTTACCGGTGATGAGTCCCTGACTGCCAACGGCACCGTTAAGCTAAATTTTAACCACCCCGTAACCGAATTGGTGTGGGTGGTTAAGGCCGCGGGTGCCAACAAGGTCACCTTCTCTGACTCTGCGATCACCACCGCCAAGCTACAGCTGAACGGCCACGATCGGTTTGTCGAGCGCCCGTCGGACTACTTCAAGCTAGTCCAGCCGTACCAGCACCACGAGAACATCCCCGTGGGCTCCGGCATCCACGTCTACTCGTTCGCCATGAACCCGGAGGAGCACCAGCCGTCCGGCACCCTGAACATGTCGCGCATCGACACTGCTCAGCTGAAGTTCACCAACACGGCGACGGGCACTATCAAAGTGTTCGCTCCTTGTTACAATGTACTACGCGTAATGTCAGGGATGGGCGGGTTGGCGTATTCCAACTAAGAGCAAACACTCTGCTCAATCAAATAGCAACTTCCCTAGCTACTTTTTCTTACACAATGTGTCTTGCATGTGTCAATATTCATAAAAATAATGCGCTTTCCCGGCCGGGGAGGCACTATGACAAATCCAAAAAGTTCTTACAAATGCTTATGCGCGCGGCATCCGCGAGTAGTCCCGCGCGCTGATAACACCGATCAGTGCATCATACTCCTCAAAGGTGACCCCATCGATCGGAAACTCCCGTGGGTCCAGGCGCACCTTGCCCTGTAGTAGACCCTTCGCCACGTCGATCGTGATGGTAGTGATGGCAAAGCGCTCCTGCGCCTCGTTCACAAGGCGCGCATAACCGATAGGTGTGTGCTCAGCAAACTTCAGAATCTCAATCACCTTTTCAGCGGAGACCTTTCGCCTCTTCTGCGATGCACTGAGAGCGCTGTCCACAAGCCCGAGCCTCTTCGCCTTCTTGTTCTCGAGGTACTCTGTGGCAATTGCTTCGTCCTTCAGCTCAGATTGCTTGATCATCACACGGTTTTTGATGCTGGTAACCTGCTTACGGGACAGATTCAGAGCCGCCTCGATGGCGACGTTCTTTTCACCAGCAGCTATGCGACGACGCACGTCATCGATCACTGCATCCGTGACGCCAGAGCGCTGCCGGGTGACCTCCACGTGTTGCGTAGCGATGGCAATCTTGTGAGTCGTTGTCTTCTCGATGCCACGGGCACCAGGGCGCTCCAACGGAACTTTCGGACCGTCGCTCTTGGGCGCTTGGTAGACGTCGCCCTTCTTGGCGATTGCGGGTTTGTCCTCGGCCTCCGTGGGCGCCTCTTTTTCCACGATGGCCGGCGCGATCGTCCATTCGACCTTGGCCGTCGCCTTCAGGCGGCCGGTATCGACCAAATGAGCATGACGCTGACGTGCCCACCGCGCCTTCCATTCACAAGCAATTTCGGCAATCGATTTGCCGTCTTGCTCGAACGTGGGCACTTCGCCCCGAAGATACGCACCAGCATTTTCGCCAGTGTAGCCAATGTAGATACCACGCTGCTTTCCATCATCGACGAGCTTGCCGAAAGGGATGCCTACGACGTCCGCAATGACAGATAGCTTCTTCAGCTTGCCCGTGCGTTTGGGATCAAAGCCAACGTCGTACTTTTTGAACAGGTTGCAGGTGCGGTTGTACAACTCATCTGGTATGAAGTCCGTATTCATACCACGTGTCACGCCAATGAACTTGAGGCACTTTATGCGCTCGTACTGAGGAGCACGACCGTTGACGCCAAAGGTAGTCAGCGCGGCAATCGGCTGATTGTAGGCCTCCTGAGCAATGGTGAGAACCTCGCGACTGAAGCAAAGGCTGGCAATGAGCTTGCCCACGTTGAAGTTGAAGCTCACAGGCTGTAGACCAATGCACGTTCGAATGTTCATGATGGAAACCAGGTTGACACGCTTGAAGTCGTAGGACCAACCAATGTCACTGTCCCGTGCCTTGCATGCATAGACGTCGGAACCCAAAGCGAAGATGCCGACGTACTTGTTGGTGGTGTTGTCCTTTACTAAGAAGGACAGGTAGCGACCGGGGCTCTTGATCGAAGCGAACGACGACGTGTGGACGCGGAAGAAGCTCCACATATGCTGCTGCTCCTCCGTTTCGACGTGCTCGACCACAATCTCCATACGCTCCATGTCGTCCACGTTGGTTGACGAGTAGACCTTATCTTCGTACCACTTCAGCGAGTGCTTGTACTTGAACTTGGAAACCTCTGTGGCCTTGTTGTGCTTGATTGCGCCCTCGGAATCCTTATTGACCGAGAGGTCCTTGAATGCCTTTTGAATCGCCTTGTACTCCGGATCGAGAATGAGAATCGATGGAATGTTGTTGACGTTTGCGTCTTCCACGTCCTCCACGTCAGCGTCCACGTCTTCCACGTCCTTCACGTCAGCGTCCTTCTCGTCTACGTCCTCCGTGTCCATGTCCTCCATCTCGTCAGCGTCCATGTCCTCAATATCATCGACGCGCATTGGAATGGGCAGGGCTCCGATGCGCTCAGCCTTGGACGTGCTTATCTTGTGCTGTGCTTGGGCCACTGGGTCGCTCCACTCGAGGTTCTCGGGGCGGTTGTTCATGCCGTTGCGGTCCTTGTGGTTGACGCTCGACGCACCATCTGGGGCAGGGCCGTGGAATGTCCAACAAACGAAAGTGTGTACCATCTTTGTGACGTTCTTGCCGTTGATCTTGACCATCATCTTGTAATAGTCACCGCACGCATTGCCCAAAGTGGTCACGCGGTTGGTTCGGATGCGACCATAGTTGCTGACCCACACACTTGAGTCGAGCCCGGGATAGTCTACCTTGAGCCACGTCTCGTTCACAGCGTCCATGTTTACGTACTTGATCGTCCAACCTCGAACTGTGCCTTTGGTCTTGCATGCCTTTGAAATGACGCCAGAGGAGCCCTTCGGAAGCTCAAAGAACATGGCCGCCTTCATGACGGTCTCGAACGTCATTGTATCGCCGTTGGTATCAGTTGCGATGACAGCCTTACCACGCTTCGATGCACTACGCTGGTTGTGGCCAACGTTGCAGCTTTGCGTGTGACGACGGTGCTCAGCCTTGGAAAGATAACGCAAGTTCTCAATGCGGTTATCAGTAGACTTGCCGTTGATGTGGTCAACCTCGCGATCACCACCAGCCTCACCAGAAAAGGCCTCGATAAGCACCCGATGAAGCCGAACCTTGTTCCACACGTCGGCCGCATCCTTAATGAACACGAACATGTAGTCTCCTTGCTGCGACCCTTCAGTGATCGTACCATCCTTACGCGTCATCGTGCCATTGGCGTGAAACACGTAGCCGGGGAAGTTGGGGTGGGTGACAGTAGCCATTTTACCTTGTATTGGTTGTTGTTGCCAATGGGAATGTGGGTGTGCTCCTAGATGAGTGTGTGAACTTCCTTTTAAGTCCTTTTTTCCACCGCGTTTTTGGGCCACCTTTCAGTCGAGAAGTGGTCTTCGCCCCATCCTATAATTATTGATTTGCGCACATTGGGTAACAACGCGTTGAAGAAACGTGGTCTTCGCACCCTCTTAGGTTTTCACGTTGCATCATCACATTGCGATTTACTACCCATACTGCACATGTGAGGAGGTAGCATTGCACGTCGTGGTCTTTGCACCCTCTTAGGTTTTCACGTTGTATCATCACATTGCGATTTACTACCCATACTGCACATGTGAGGAGGTAGCATCGAACGTCGTGGTCTTTGCACCCTCTTAGGTTTTCACGTTGTATCATCACATTGCAATTTACCACTCATACTGCACATGTGAGGGGTAGCATTGCACGTCGCATCACATTGCGATTTACTACCTATACTGCACATGTGAGGTAGCATTGCACGTCGTGGTCTTCGCACCCTCTTAGGTTTTCACGTTGTATCATCACATTGCAATTTACCACTCATTCTGCACATGTGAGGTAGCATTGCACGTCGTGGTCTTCGCACCCTCTTAGGTTTTCACGTTGTATCATCACATTGCGATTTACTACCTATACTGCACATGTGTCGTCACACGTCACACGTCACACGTCACATGTCACACGTCACACGACGTCACACGTCACACGTCACACGTCACACGTCAATCTTCCTAACGGCCCATCGTTAACTCATATCGCATTGAACGCACCCTCCGCGGATCCAAAGGCGGTACCGGATCCCCAACCGGACGCGCAATCACGCGAGACGTACAACCATCAAGAGACGCCGGTCCCAGATACGCCTCAATGCCCGGGCCTCCACTTTTGGCATACGCGTCCACAAAGGCCTGGTCGCGCACCTTGTTCACCAGATCGACCAATGCATCTGCGGTATCGACCACGCACCACCACTCCCAACGGCACGTGTCCACAAACATATCGTCCACGACGATCGCCCAGTCATCCGTGACCCGACGTCCCTCAACGTTCCACTCTGCAACGAGCTCGTTGAAACGTGCGGTCTCGATCAGCTTACGTGCTTTGAACTCGTTGTAATACTTTTGGTGTTCCGCCTTCTCGCTGTTAGTAATGCTCTCGCTTGCTTCGCCGTCGCCTTCGCCTTCGCCTTCTTCGTCACTAGACTCCCAATAAGATCCATCAAAGGACTCCTCACGAGGATCGAACGGGTAAGGCGCAGACATCCACCCATCGATGCCACGTCCCGGAAACATCGTCGCCGGAATGGAGTTGTTGCTGCCATCAACGAGGACTGCAGCATCATAGTCCCGCCGCCACCCAATTCGCACCATGCAATAGGCCTCCACTGTGTGGGCATCATCAATGTAATGATCCGTGCGCTTTAACCACTTCTTGAACTGCTTTTGAAGCAGTGCCAAAGAGGCCTTCCACTTTATGGCCGTTGGTTGACCACCGCACGAGTACATAATTTCAGGGAAACACGCGT